CAGATGTTTTACCTAATGACCAAGGTAAATGAAAAGTTCGATTATATTTGATATACATGAGTATATAGTATTTCGGTTTTAATTAAAAATAATGAAGTGTGTTGGGCTTGATACCAACTATGGAGTCCGTAACTTATACATGACTGTATGAGGTTTAGACAATTACTCCGTATGGGCTACATGGTAAGTCTAGGCTACCAACCTAGTTAAGATTTCTAAACTTTCTTAGTGGTTCGGCCATGCGCCTTTCCATAACTATCTTACAAACTTCGATATGTTTCCTTCAACATCGACACTTCAAAGATTAAGTGAGTGAGGGTTGAACTCACAATGTACGATTTTCATCGTTTCGGATTACCAAAAATTCAACAATCGATTGTATCATAATTAATATAACTCCTTCCACACCCACCGCGAATAGGTGTAACCGCTACCAATTTGGACTTCACTTAAAAAAATATTCCCTAATGTTTGGCGGCTTTCTGACCAAACCTAATTCAATATATAAAAATCTAAGCCTCATTTTATACATTCGTCTAGGGGAAATAGTTCAGTGTCCCGATTCGAACGGGTTCTCACATTCATTCGGAGAAGTTGGCCTTGTTGCAACGTTCCACACACTGAATATTAAAATGATAGTATAGCCATCCGCAAGTAACCTTTAATGTATAAGCGTCTATAGTTATATCCCCAATAAATTACTTAAGATTTTATCGGTCTTCACCATCAAAGGCTGGCTATCATAACTTTGTAGGGTTAGAACCACTACCATTTTAAATTAAAGGGAATATAATAGGAGAGACTGGCATAGGGTGTTTATCGATTTTTACCGACAGTCATCTCGGCCCACCTAAAGACCACTTCTATTATATTCCCAAGTGGAACCGTGTCATATCGCATGACAAATAAGCACTTTAACCTTATCAGTGTTATTGCTTCGGTCCCTGTTCAATCAATTCCCCTTACAGAGAATTGATTCGACTGTTTCTCAACTCAGTTGCGAAATCTCTAGTGTCAACATTTACCCAAGATGCGGTATGTTGATTCTTACGTTCCAGCACCTTAGTTTCACCACCAATTAGATGGAAACTACCATTTGGATTACGGACCATAGTTACTTGAAAAAATTTTGGATTTTTCAATTGTGCCTTGTTACGCATCCACTCTTTGTTTTTTTTGTTTTTTTTGTTTGTATTCATATATTTGTATTTTGCATTCTACTACCGTTGAGTAAAAAATCTTCCACTTCTATATCGTTTATACCATCCTCTATCCTAAGTTTTAGATTATCTACTTTTTTAAATAGAAGATCTAATTCCTTGGGGTCAGATGTAGAACAATCAAAAGTTTCTATATCTCTAATCACTTTTCCAACCTCTTGCTTCAATTTTACAATTGTTACATCAAGTTCATTATATGTCTCTTTAATTTCCATGTCCATCATAAATCAGTGACTACGATTGTGGTCTAAAATTTGAATTGTTTTTGTTGACATTACATCTTCGATTTCGGAAAAACTCCATACATCATTGTTATAATCCCATCCAACATCTAATCCTTTTTGATGTTCAGCATCAGGTCTACGTCCTTTATCTTGTAAGTGACTATGACCACTAAGCATCCATGCTCCCCTAGAATCATTATGCCAAATTCTTAGTGGGAAATGATTCATTACAATTTGTTGTTTACCGATTTGGATCTCTTGATGATTTCCCAAGAATTCAACATTATTATATTGAAGTGGAAATACCTCAATATTATCGGCACCGTATTGTTCCTTAACTTGTTCTCTGAAGATACGATAAGGGACAGACTCATGGTTTCCAAATAGATATTTTATATTCTTACATTTGATCCTTCTCCACCAATTAATACATTGGGCATCAGTAGCATTTAAAAAGTTATCACCAAGATTCCATAGAATATCATCTTCACCAACTCGTTCATTGATTTTTTGAATTTGGTTCTCAGCACACTCTTCATGGTTCCTATATCCACGCATTTCCCAGATAGGGGAATCCCATGTTTTAGGATCGTGATAAGTGTGACAATCACTTACCCAAAAGTGCTTGTTCCTATCTTCGTAATTAAATTTCAGTATCCGATACATTTTTTAAATATTCTATAATTTCGTCTGTTGAAGACAGTCTACCACTCTCTTTACCGTTGTCAAGAATCAAAAGTAGTGGAGTTGAACGAACATTGTGTTTATAATATAACGTCTGATCCTTTAAATCCCCAGCTAAAGATACATATTCGAATTCAATATTCGCTCGTTCCAACTTCTTCATCAACATAAAGTCAACCCCCCATGTTTTATTAAGAAATAGTATATGATCCATGATAAATTAGTATGGTCCCTCTGTATCAAACCCTCCAAATACTTCGATTGTAAATACGACTATTCCCATTAGAAGAATTAAAGGTGATACTAGTATTAGAAGTATTAAGAAAACTAATATACCCGGTGTAGATAAAACCCTACCATACCAAGGTAGGTCTTTCCAATTATTATAATATTTCTTTATCATTGTAACATCTCCCCTACCATTTTAGAAATCCTCTTATTATCCACACAGCCATTAGCTCTTGAGACTACAAGCTTAATAACATTACCCATGTCCTTTTTACTTTTAGCATATAGTTCACTAATCGCGCTCTTGATAATTAACTCCAAATCATTATCCGACATATCTACGGGTAGATACTTACTAAGAATTTCTATTTCATTAGTCTCGATAAGAATCAAATCTTGTCTCTGAGCACTCACATATGCATTAATAGAATCTTGGCGTTGTGATACTTGCTTACGTATAAGTCCAAGAATTTCTAATTCAGTTAAAGTCTCATTAACATTTCCTTTTTGTAAGGATGCGTTGGTGATAGCAGTCTTTAAAGATCTAAGAACATTCAACTTAGTTGAATCCTTATCACGCATTGCCTGTTTCAAATCTTCTTGAATTTTATTAATCATAGTATTAGATTTTTACAGTCCAAGCTTGACTGGTTGGAAGTGTTGTAGACACTGGATCAATCAGATTGATTTTATCGAGAAAATCTTTAATCTCTTGACAAGTGTAACTGTGTCCCTTAAGGCGAGATTGGATCTGTTTCATGGTTGCAGAATATCCACGACCTTTGAGATAGGTATAAATCTTAAGTTGAACATCCGTTGGTAGAACTGTAGTGTTCATAGCATTCTGTACTTTAGTAGTAACGTCTAGAGTTTTTCTAGGAACTGTCGAACTAGGAATCACGGTAGGAATAGTCTTTGAAAATTCTCTATAACCATTTGGGTTACTACGAACATAGAAATCATCAAATAATCCATTATCAACCAATTCCATGAAATGATCCTTAACCATATCGTGTTCAACATTATCAAACTCATATCTGAGAGTATAATTTTTATCTCTTACATTTTGGCGAATGGATTTAGTGATATCATAAATTGAAAATGGTGTGTTTCCAAATTCATTAATAGTTAATAGGATTGCTGTAGTTGTGCTTATTTGTTTCATAATTTTTCTTTCTGTTTGATTATATTTCGGTTTTAATTAACGGTTTCTACCAGTTTCCACTTATACTTTAAAGTTTCAATTGGGCATTCTCCAATTATATTGAAAAAATTATTCGTCTTTGTTTGTGCGACTGTCAACCTATAACCCTCCTTACTTTCCGTAGAATTTTTCCAGACTATTTTTTTAGGCTTTATAGATATATCATATTTTTCATTTATCTTATCACATAGATTTTGTTGTTGTTCCAATTCAAAACATTCTGTACAAAAACCGACCAATACTTGGTCTATGTTTTGTTTCCAACCCTTGAGTTCCATCTCTACTTTTCGATTTCTAAGATGGCTATATCCATCATCTAAAAACCATTGAAGTAAAAACATTTGGTCTATTACTAGATCATCTGGTATTACTTTCTTATAATTGTTTGATTCTGGATACCATCTTTTATAATAGTCTTCTAATTGGGGGTCTACATTTGATCTATAAACATAAGATGGAAAAGATTTAGTTTTTGAATCGAATTGTAATTGTATATTAGGACTATCTTCAAATGATTTGGCAAACCACATTACATGATCTAAAAATTTATTTGCTTTTCCCAATCTAGGCAAGGAGTTACTACCCTTTCTCCATTTAGCTAAATACGCATCACCCATCAATGAACCATCTAAAATACTTTTATTGATCTGTAGATTAGTTGTAGATTTTGTTAACTGAGCTTCACTTGGATTTCTAACTCTAATTCCATGTTTAATTAATGCCTGTCTAACCGCATTGTTATTACAACCAATTTCTTTGGAAATGTTTAGACATGATCTTAAATTGTTTTCGTAATTCTCAACCAACCACTCTCTATCGTTTAACTCTTTATATACACTCACACTATTATTTAGTCATAGAGTATACTATTTCACCTCCAAAAGATATTTTATTTTAATCCTATTTTCAGAATACACAATCAACTCGTCATTTAAAAGACCAGTCCTGTCAGGCAAAGCCCAACAACTATCATATCCATCTGGCAATCTTGTTAAGCCATTTCTACTATTTGGGTAATAAGGTTTACCCATATCGAAGTCACATAAAAATAGCCACCCACTATCACCTTTTCCTTGACCCCATCTACCCAAGGTATAACCGAGACTCTTAGATGCTGTTTCTGATCCGTAAACACCACAACCCCACATTTTTCCAGCAATAGCAGCAGTAGATGGTGGACTACAGAATAGACCAGTCTTTAAGATGCTGAGTATATTGGATTGTCCTGAACCGTGCCAAACTTCTTTGATATTGGTTGGTGACTTCACAAAGTTAGCATTGTAATCCACAATGTCAACCTCATAAATGTTGATAATTTTGACATTGGTGTATTGGTGCATCGCCTTGTTACTACTATTATACCAATCTTGAATCTTCTTAATAACCTTTTGATCAGTTACCAAAGACATATTAAGATTGAAGACCTTTTCAGTAGAAGGTTTAGTAGAATCAACAGGTGCTTTAAGTGCAAGTTCAACACTATTAGCAAGAGCATCCAATACATCGGATTCCTTCTTAACCGCATCCACAGTTGGAAAAATATTTTCATAATACAATCCACCACCTTTAGGTCTTGGAATGATCTTTAGATAATCATCAATTTTTGTATTGAAATCATCTTCGCCATTTTTCTTGATATTTTTGAAAAAGAAATCTAGTAATAATCGAGCATCGTCAATACCCTCTTGAGTTACAATACCCAATGGGGTTTGAAACACTCCATTATCGAAACTGATGCTGGTGGAGTTGGTGATCTTATGAACGTTACTATCAGCAAGTCTTTTAACAAGTGCCTTGAGACTATCATCGGAAAGTTTGATTTGAGATAGTGCGATATCCGCCAACGATCCTTTGTTGACTGTAGTATTAACTACGCCATCAAGTAGAACTTTAGCTCTAGCATATCCTTTACGTTCTTTCTCACGAATTTTACTTTCGAAAAATGATCGGCCTTTAACACCGTAATCATTGGTTTGAGGATTTTTTGCACCAACTACACCATAAGTAGCTACTACTCGACCATCATCGAATAGTTCAGCGTCATAATACTTGTATGACCGCTTGGATAAATCGGAAAATACAAGTCTTACTTTTTCAGTTGCCATATCGTTATTGTATTTCGGTTTTAATTAACATCTCACCAATCAATGTTTATAAGATATTCTCCAGCTTCCAGTAATCCTTTTTTATGTAGATCATTAGCTACTGATTCGGGAGATGGATAAAAGTTTCTTTCCCACCATAGATCAATACCCCATTGATCTTCTCTTTCACCCTTCTCATCTTTTAAGGGTTGTTTTGGATCACGTTCAAGCCACTTGGCAAACTTCACGCCCATTTCCTTATGATTAACTACTTCTGGAATACTATCATTGTAGTCATCGTCATAATCTACCTCTGATGGAACTGTTAGGTATTGAATACCCCTATCTTTACAACCATTTTGTTGTTGGAATGAATATGGTTTTCCATAAGTGTCTTGAACGAGTTTATCCCATTCCTGCACATCAATTAATTTCTCTGTTCTAATTTTCATAATTTTAATGTATCCTCCATTGCTTTTCTCAGAAGTTTATCATCTATAACTCTACCATCCAAATAGGTAAATGCATATGGTAGTTGCCATAATGTGATTATATTTCGGTTTTAATTAACAACGGACTGAACATTTTTTACATGGACATGAAATGCCATGCACACACATTCCCAATCCATTCTTTTTGATACCAGTTCCATTGCAGTCTGGACACAATTCATGTAAACACTTTTGGTCTTGGAAATCCTTGGACCAATCAAACCAATCATTAGGAATGTTTTTCCATTCCACTTTTGTTTTATTAGTATAATAGGTGTTCATATTAATTCCTTTTAAATAGTCTATCATATATTCAATTCCTTTTCCATTGCCTTTTTAATGAACTTATCTTCAATATCTTGATTATCAAGAACTTTGAATGCTATTGCCAGATAAACTTCTTTATATTTCAATTGAAGCTGCATAGCCTGTTCTTTACGGGTATCCAGAAATCGAACGTTGCTATCCACATAAATTTTCATTTGTGTGATAGTATGGACAACCTTACCATAAGCCTCAGTTACATCATTGATAAAGTCTTTACACTTTTCGGCAATTTCAAAATCCAAGGTAGTTTCAATATAATTATAAAATTCTCTATAAATATAAAACTTAGGAGAAGCCATGAACACATCAAGAACTTGCTTGATACCCTTGATACCAGTAGCAAGCTTGTGTAGTTCACAATATTCATCAGCTTTGATCTTCTTTAGAGTCTGACCATCGGGTGAGTATAGAACAACACCTTCTTTACCAGTCCATGCAGCAACATCAAGGATACATTCTTCGACAGAATTGTATTCATACTTTTCAGGACGATTAACACCCATATCCTTAGCTATTTCATCTAGAAAATTTTGATGATAATAATAACAATTATCATTGTTAACCATACCAACCAAAGTTAAAGTTGGTTCGTCATGTTCGCGTAAAACTATGATATTCGAAGGGGTAGTCCATTCGTATAATAGGGTTATGTTGGAATATTCGTGACTACCAAAATCAAATGCCTTTGGATACTTCTTTATAAGAACATCTATCTCATGACCATTATCTAATTGACGAGCATCAACAGTTCCACGGGTTCTTATGATAAGATCACCCTTATACTTTGAAACGATCAAAAGAGAACCATCAAGCTTATGTCGTGCTTCAATCTTCCATGAGTTATCCCATGGTTGAAAATCAGGACGTTCACCAAAGTTAGTGAATTTACCGAATCCTTGAGATACTACATAATTATCAGACTTACGAACAATACAAGAACGGAAACGAGCATTATCATCCTCCCATTTCGTGCTCATATCAGAAGGTGTGATAAGCCAGCAATCATCGCCAGCAATCACACAGTCTTTATATTTAAATTGTTCTGTATCGGGTAACTTCATAACAAGATTATAGTTCGGTTTTAATTAATCGGATTCTGCAACCATTCGGTCATAAATCTTTCTAAACTCTTCATCATATTTTTGTTCAAATGCCCTACGAATTATATCAATATTTTCTAATGGAGAATCTTTATAATTTTGTGTTTGAAAGCCTGCTATCGAAGATCTATGCAAATCTAATTTTGCGAGGTATACATCTTTCATCCTACTCATTAGTGTTAAGATTCCCCAAGATTCTATCTCTTTAACACTCTTTTCTGTGAGAATTTGGCTATCGGTTTTTTTAACTTTTTTCATATTAATTATGTAGGGGGAATATAAACTTCATCCCACATATACTCTCACAGTGAAGTTCATCATGTCTCTTTTTAAATTCTACCCAAAAAGTATAATTACTCAATTGATTTGTAAATTTATAAACAAATAATAGATGAAATAGTTTTATATCTACCAATCTATGTCCCTCATCAGTAAATGACGAGTAAATCGCTTCAAGATAAACTTGGAGATTGTCTGGATGTATAGGGTCCGATTTTAAATTCATACTATATTTCCCCACTCTACACAAATACTAGGAGTATCATCAGGATAATAACATCCACTATAATCTAATTCAATTGAAGCTTTATTCAAATCTTCCAATCTAAATCCTTTATGGAAAAGATTTTCAATTATAAATGACACGGAATCAGATGAACAATTCATAGACCCTTTAGGAATTCTAACTTTAGGTTTTTCGACTTTCTTCGCTGTTTTCTTTTTAGCTGCCATATTATTGAAGTTTAAGATTGTTCTTGATGCGTTCTTCTTGAACAGTTACATGCGCTGGGGGGACAGAATGCACATTGTTACCACTGTGCCTATTTTCAATCACTAAGAAAATGACATCAGCTCCAATCTTCTCAGCTTCTTGTTGATAGAACTTCCACTCCTTTTCTTGGGTATTGGTATTATTAACAATGATATCAGTAACAGTGGATTCCTCCAGTGCTTCCATAAACGCATTTTTACACGCTCCATGTGCATTACCGATTTTAGTAGCATCCCAATTATAGTTGCCATCCTTATCAGTAAAATAATCATCTGCACTACAAGCCACCCAACCAATATGTTTAGTGAGCTTTTCTGTAACAAAACTTTTCCCTGCTCCCGATGCGGCACGCAAGATCCAAACTGTCTTTTTCATATTATGAGTATACTTCGGTTTTAATTAATGGGGACTATGAATACTATTACATACCCATAGTCCTATAGTTTACTTCAATTGCATTAGCATATTGGTAGCTTCACCAGTAATCATAGTAGGTGTTCTACCATCCCATTTCTTAATGGCATCTGCTAGAGCATTAGCTTTAATCATCTGAATTTCAATATCAACAAGTTTCTTACGTTCTTCGGCAGCAGCAGCAAACTCCATAGCTTGAGCCTTTTGACCTTGTGCTTCGGATAGAAGTCTCTTATTAACTTCTAATTGTTGAAATGTTCGTTGTTTTTCACGCTCTACTTCCATTTCCGCAACATAAGTATCGTTAATAGATTTTTGAATTTCTGGTTGATCGAATACAAGTCCCTCGGCCAATCCAATGGAGGTAATTGTGATACCATACTTCTTAAAATGTTCCGCTACTTGAAGTTTCAAAGCATCTGTGATTTTATTTTTCTCAGTTTTACACGCTTGTAAAGTTCGTGACGCAAATTCTTGTGATAGAATGGTATGCACACGCTCACGAACATTTTGATCCATGATGGTAGCTAAATCACCACCACGATAGTAATAAAGATATGTTGCAGTATCTTGTTCTTCGACATAAGCAGAAGCATTAA